TCCGAAGAAGCGCCATTAAGAGACATAGACAAGCGCTTCAGCTATCAGCCAATGGATGGTGGTAATCAGCGAAAATTTGATATGGCGCGCGGTCAGTCGCTGGATTTCAATGTAGAAAATAGGCCCTTAAAGATACAGTCAGACAATCTTTCGTTAGCTGATTTTGAAGGTCGACCATACATATTCACGCAGTCAGACAGGTCGAGAGCGGGCGGCATTCTCACAAGAGTAGGCGGTCAAGATATAGAGCCAATCGATCTTCGTGGTGGCCGAGACTTTATGTTTGACGCGCCTAGCGAGGGCATGGTCTGGGCGTCAGCTCCAGATGTTGTTGGGAAGCTGGACTCAACGGCGCAAAAGCTCGCAAAAGAGTACGGCCAAGACCCATTGTTGCTTCCATATTCAATGCAACCTACGGGAATAGATTTCAGTACGTTTCCTGTGGACGCCATGATTAACACCGCACGCAGTGGCATGTCTAAAACGAACATCAAAAAACTCGATAGCAAAATTAAAAAAATCTTGCCGGATTGGCAGGGAGTGGCTAATCCCGACTCTAATTATGCCTTTAGAACCGCTACAGGAGATCAGCGTAAGGCCATCATGCGATTAATAGATTCGGATTTTAAAGACGTGCCGGGAGGCATGTCGGCGGCTGAAGCTCGTGTGGTTACCTCTGATCCTGCTCAATACACCACATCAGGCGGCATGGTCACAAATGTTGGTTTGCTAGATACATCTAAACCTATTTATGCCGATAGCGGTCATCCTACTTATATTGCGGGGCTTGCTGGCGAGGGTTTGGGAAGGCTTGAAACTCCAGTCACAATTATGCCGCAATCTCGATTGCGCGGTAGAAATATTAGTGACACTCCAACTGACGCTGAGCTAGGTGCAGCAATGAGGTCTATGTCTATGAACCCTGCGGCGCAGATTGGGTTGATCGATGAAGAATTCTTGCGCGCGTACTACAAGTAAAGCGGTGATATAATATGGCGACACCTAGAAAAGGTAAGGCAAAGGTTAAGGTTACGGCCTCCGGCAAGAAAGTTTCGTATGGGCAAGCCGGCAAGGCCAAGGATGGTAAGTCGCGAGTACGGCCCGGAACCAGCAAAGGCGATGCCTATTGTGCGCGCTCTTCTGGTCAGATGAAGAAACACCCGAAAGCGGCTGCCAATCCTAACTCACCACTCAGGCTTTCACGTAAGCGCTGGAAGTGTTCCGGCACTAAGTCGAGGAGAAAGTAAATGGCATGTGGTTACGGTAAGAAGAGAAAGGGGAAGAAACGTGGCAAATAAAGGATTTAAACCTTGTGCGGGCTGTCCAACACCATCACTTTGCAAGGCGAGCGGTAAGTGCAGAGCCAAGAAGCGGAGTAAGCGATATGGCAGCAAGTAAGAAAGGCTTATATGCCAACATTCATGCTAAGCGTAAGCGCATCAAGGCCGGATCTGGCGAGAAGATGCGTAAAGCTGGCGAGAAGGGCGCGCCTACAGCCAAGCAGTTTAAGAAGGCCGCTAAGACAGCTAAGAAGAAGCGTAAGTAATGGCACTGACTAACTACTCTGAGCTAAAAAGCTCCATTGCTGACTTCCTTAACCGTGACGATTTGACATCGGTTATACCGACGTTTATCTCATTGGCTGAGGCTCAGTTTGCGCGAGATCTCCGTCACTACAAGATGGAGAACCGTGCTACTGGTACGATCGATAGTCAGTACATGACGAAGCCCGGCGATTGGCTTGAGACTATCCGCATCCACCTAACGAGCAACAACACTCGTGCGCTGGATCTGGTGAGCGCTCAGACGATGGCTGATAAGCGATCAGGCAATCTCGATACTTCCGGCGTGCCAAGGTTCTATCGGCACTCAGAGAATCAGTTTGAGTTCTTCCCTACCCCAGATGGGTCGTATGGCGTAGAGCTATTGTATTACCAGCGAGTACCTGCGCTGTCAGACTCGGACACGACTAACTGGCTACTGACCGAAGCCCCTGACGTGTATTTGTATGGCTCATTGGTACACAGTGCGCCGTATCTATCGGACGATGCTCGCACAGCGGTATGGGCGCAACTTTATGGTGCTGCAATGCAGCGTCTTAACCAATCATCGGATGAGGCTGTCTTCTCAGGCGTGGGCCTCGTCATGAAAAACAGGGGACTCGCATGAGCTTTACTAACTACCTTGAAACAGAAATCCTAGACCATGTGTTTGGCGGCAACGCCTACACAGCTCCCGGCACTCATTATTTGGCCTTGTTCACAGCAGCGCCTAGCGATACCGGCGGTGGCACAGAGTGTTCTGGCACTAGCTACGCCCGGCAGACTGTCGCGTTTACTGTGTCTGGCAATGAGGCTACTAACAGTGCGGCTGTCGAATACCCAACGGCAGGAAGCAACTGGGGGACGATCACTCACGTAGGCGTATTCGATGCGGCATCTAGCGGCAATCTAATGGCTTATGGCACGTTGTCAGCATCTAAGGCCGTAGAGACCGGGGATGTATTCCGTGTACCTGCTGGTGACTTAGACATCACGCTCGACTAATGAATTACGGTCAGTGGAAATACGGCTATGCCGCGTATTCCACGGCTGATCTTGAGGAAGGCACTAGCTTAGGGCCAGCAACATCCTCAGTAGCCGTTAGCTGTGTACGTGTTAGGTTTGGCGATCTAACCGTCACAGTAACGTCTGCGACCTCTCCATCGGGCTTACGTGTCCGTACTAGTGGCTCGACCATTGCCGGCACAGCGACGACCACTCCGGTGGCAAGTTGTATCCGTGTAGCCGGGGCCACCATTACAGCTACGGCGAGCACATCATTTGCTGCAACACGTGTGCGCAAGTCGTCGGTTGTTGTTTCTGCATCATCTAGCACGGCATCCGCTGGCGAAAAGATAAAGCTGGGCGCATCAACAGTATCTGCGTCCGCTACCGTTACATCAGCCGCTCAGAGGGTTAGAGAGGCCGATACAGCAATTACAGCAGCTTCGACTACTTCTGTCATTGCCGGCGTCATACGGCAGGTATCGAGCGTTATATCGGCTTCTGCGACGATCACACCTAATGGCGAGCGTGTCTTTATTGCCGACACGGCCATTGCTGGGTCTAGCGCGGTTGCTATCGAAAGTGCAAGGACAAGGAATTCTGCGTCTGCAATCGCTGCAAGTGGTATAATTAGCGCCAGTGGCGTAAATGTAGTACGCGGGGCGCTGTCAATCGCAGGTGTGGCGACAGTAACTCCGAATGGCGCAGTAACAGTTAATACAGGGTCAGCTATCAGCGGAACAGGCGTTGTTGCTGGCTCAGGAATAATTCTTTGGGTTGATCAGCCGATTGATGCAGAGACATGGACTGATCAGGCAGAGATAAGTGCTGATTGGTCAAACGTAGTTATTAGCAGCGCGACTTGGACAGATACGACTGAAGATAGCGCTACATGGACAGATCAAACCATTACCGACGAGATATGGGAGGCCGCTTAAATGGCTGACACAACGACTACCACCTACAGCCTAACTAAGCCCGAAGTAGGCGCATCGGAAGATACGTGGGGAACTAAGCTTAATACTAACTTTGATACGATCGACAACCTGCTCGATGGTACGACCGCGATCACTGGCATCGATATCAACTCAGGCACGATTGATAACGCCGTAATTGGCGGTTCAACGGCTGCGGCGGGTAGTTTTACCACACTACAGGCTGACACTAGCTTAAATGTTGACGGCACAGTAACTTCTGATGGTTTACGTGTTGATGGCACTCCTGTTCGCTTCGTTAGCACCGCACCAATGCTTAACTTTATGGAGTCTGGAGTTACGGACAGCAACCATCGTTTACGTCAAAACGCTGGCAATTTTGTTATTCAAAAACTGAGCGATGACGAAGGAACAGCTACAGACCGCATTGCCATTGATGGTGGTACAGGCGACATTAGCTTCTACGAAGATACGGGGACAACCGCAAAACTCGTGTGGAAGAGTGCTGATGAGTCGTTGGG